CCTGCCTGTAAATTAGTTTGACCCTCTGCCTTACGACCCATAAAGTCCAGACCAGTAGTTAGAACTGCTAAAGGACCAATACCCCCTCTAAGACCTTTAAGACCTGGTACTCTAAAACCTCTAGTACCTTTAGCTCCTCTAAGAAGACCACTTGTAGGTCTTATATTATTAGAAGGTAATCTTGGTCCTTTAGGTTTAAATGGGTTCCATCCTCCACCACGAGGTCCACCAAATCCACGAGGACCACCACCTCCTCTAAATCTTCTTAGTATACTACCACCTGTTAGACCACCAACTAAACTACCAACAAGACCACCTAATCCTCCTGTACCATCACCACCACTTCCATCATTTAAACTGTTTAAAGTATTTCTTCTCTTTTCAATTAATTTCTTTCTTGCTTGGAGAGATATACTTTCAAGTCTTCTCTCAATAATATAGCTGCTTTTTATAGTATCAAGTAAACTACTTGAAGTCTTGAGTGCTTTATTAGATACTAATCTCAGATTACTCATTATTCAGTGAAGCAAAAGTTTTAAGTGATAAAGCAGAATCTAACTTATCAGCATTCATGAATGAAGTACTAACAGTAGAACTTCCTGATGGTCCTGTACCTTCAGGTATTGGACCATTTTTTTGAGTTGTAGTACCATTATCATTTGATAAAACTACTGGTTCTTTAGTTTTACCACCTCCACCACCAAATTTTAAACCTGCAAATGGATTAGATGGTCTCCAATCCAACCAACTCTTTTTATCTACATTTGCAGAAGGATCTATTCCAAAATTTTGACCAAAAACAGATTCTAATCGATTACTACCTTCTGTGTCTCTTCCCATCCTTGCAAATAAATTGGTTTGTTGATCGTTACCATCTATCTGATTAGCAATCGCAGCAAGTCTTCTCTCATCTGCTGGTGATGAGGATGTATCAAAAACTTTACCTACATTAAGTCCTTGAAGATTTGTAGTTGCAACTGGAATTCCTTTACGAGCAAGAACAAAATTCTTCCATCTATCATCATTTATTTCAGAAACAGATGCAATATTATTATTCAAAGAACCTAATTGAGCACCTAATTTATCATCTTTCCTTTCTTCTGGTAGTTCTTGACCACCTTGACCAGTTACTGTATCAATTGTAGGTGTAAAGGGTTGAGGTTCTGCAGCACCTATAGCATCCCTTGCAGTTTGTGTATAATCCCTATTTGGTTTTAATTCTACCTCTGGTTCTTTTTCTTTAATTGATGGTAAACTTCTTCGTTCTTCAGGAGCAGAAATACCAAAACTATCTAAGATAGAATCAAATCTATCAAGTTGAGATCTAAATCTTTCGCTATCAGATACATTGACAGCAGGACCATCAGTTGTTAGTATGGTTGATGATTTTCTTCTTTCATCAGCTTGACTTTTTCCACCCATCAATAACATTGCAGCAAGAGCTGCAATCGTTAGTAAACCACCTTTACCTCCCATTCCTCTCATACCACCCGTAGCAGGTACAGCACGTCCACCACCACCTCTTCCACCTGCACCCAATCCTAACAATGCAGCAACACCCATTGCTATCTCAGGTATCATGGATGTTAGAGCAACTCCAAAATTTGCAGAAGCATCACCAAAATTACCTTCAGATAAATCTCTAGTTCCTGCTGCTGCAGCAATAAGTGCTATATCTCTACGCAATTCAAAGAAAGCACCTGCTCTGATCCTATCTAAATTATCAGAGTCTTTCTTCATCAACTTCTGTTCTTCTTTAAAAAATCTCCTTCTCGCCCTAATATCACGTCTTATCTCTGCTCTCATTATCTCCATATTATTGTTCAGTTGTTCAAACTGAAGCATAATACGTCCAAATTGTCTAGCCTGTGGTCCTCTTTCAACCTGTAAATTCTCTTCACTACGTCTAATCAATGCATTGTAAGCATTATTCAGCTTACGTTCCATTGGAACCATAGGAGTTTGTGGTTGAATTGTATTACCAGGCGTTTGCATTAGCGTTTTCTGCTTGCTGTGCTTCTAATTTTTGTTTTTCTAGATATTTTACAAGATAATTTACATAAATTTCCTTTTCCCAAGGAATCAAATTCTCAATGTCACTAAGACTCCACTTATGATATTGAATCAATGCGAAATTAGTTTCCATCATTGAATCAATAGTCACATGATACATCATTATACGAAAAAATTTGATAATCCCTCAATTACAATTTCATTATCTACTTTTGTATTTGGATTAGTAACAGTAGTTTTATACTGTAACTTAGGCATAGTCTCAAAAAATTCTTCAATCTTTTGGAATTGACTAGAATTCAACTGTTCAATAAACTTGACTAGTTCCTTCTTAGTACAATCAGATGAAGACCATGACTCCTCACTAGTGTATATTTGATCAATAGAGTCAGCAACTGCTTCAAATGCCTTTTCAATTCTCTCACCTCCCTCAATATTACTCATAGTAAAATTACTATCAATAAATTGTTGTAATGATGGATACTTCAACTTCATAAGAAGTCCATCACCAAGATCAACTATATCAGTATGACCATCAGGAACATGGAGTATAATGTCTGATAATGCAATGGATAATGGAACTTTAGTCTCATTATCATCTTGACAAGTAACTATCAACTCAACAGTTTCACCAACAGATTTTCCTCGAATATTTAAGAATAAGTATTCTAAGTCAAAACTTGGTAAATCATCAATTTTCACACCACGACTAATAATACAGGATTTTAGTACTTCTTTTATAGTGGTAGTGATGTCTTTATCGTTACCATTTTCTAGGGCAATCAATAAAGCCTTTTCCTCTTTTACAAGGAATGGTCTAAATTTGACTGCTTTATCAGAAGAAAGTAATTTCAGTTCAAAAGTAGGTGCAGTGACCTTTGGTAATGGCATAACTATACAATTCAGTATGTTTATTTAGCAGGTTATCCTGGAGGAAGTCTGCCCTCATTAGCAGGATTAGTATTCCACTCTTCCATCGTCCTATCAATCCTATGTGGTGCATCTGCTGTATGTTGACCTCTTATATCACCAAAAGTGTCAGATGATCTAAGAACTGGTCCTCTTCTAGAACTACGATCAATATAGAAGTAATCATACTTGAACGTTACTGAAGTCTTGATCAACTCTGCTTGACCATATGCTAATGGTGCTGCAATAATATTGACAGGAAATATATTCTCAAGATAATATGTAATACTACTAGGTTCTCTTACAAAAAATCTAGTCCCTGATTTCAATGCTTCAGGAGGAGAATTTACTGATTTACTAAAAGCAGTCACTTCCATATCAACCTTATACTCTTTAGGATACTGTAATCTCCTATATGAAGCTGGTTGATTCCTTCTTTCTCTTGTCGAACGACCATGACCTGCACCCATTCTTGTAGGTGAAATAAATTCCATCCACTGATTGAATACCTCATTAGTATAATAATCTGTCTGTGAATACCATGTTAGCACAACTTCAGGATAAGTTCTAAATGTAGCATAGTTTTGCTGAACACCCTGACGTAATCCCTTTACTTCTTGAAAATCAATGTTAGATCCAGGCAGAACTGCTTCAGAACAAAATAATGCCATATAATTACCAGGATTGGAGTTTCCTGTTGATGACTCATAAAATCCACCTTGATTCAAAAATTGTCTCAAATTATCTGCTTTACCAAAATTTATCCACACATCATAATTATTATTGAACGCAGGAGTAACATTCCCAAAGTTAGTTGATGTTTCATACAACTCAGCAGTTGGGAGATAAAACCTTTCCGTTTCTAGTGCATTAGGTCTTGCCATCTAAATATAAGATGCTTAGCTTATATACTATGTATGTCATATAAAGGGAAGTTTAAACCAAAAAACCGTAAAAAGTACAATGGTAACGCAAGTGATATCATTTACAGGTCACTTTGGGAACTAAAATTCATGAATTACTGTGATAATAACAATAAGATTGTAAAATGGTCTTCTGAGGAAATCGTTATACCTTATAGATGTCCCACTGATAATAAAATCCATAGGTACTTCCCAGATTTTTATATCAAATATAAAGATATGAAAGGTAAATTACATGAAAAAGTAATTGAGGTAAAACCTGCAAAACAAGTGAAAGAACCAAAAGTACAAAAAAGAAGAACAAAAAAATACTTAGCAGAAGTATTCACATATGCTAAAAACATGGCAAAATGGGAAGCTGCAGAAGGTTTCTGTAAAGATAGAAGATGGGAATTTCAAATACTAACGGAGAAAGAACTTGGAATTTAGAAATACCTTCCCAAAATCAACAACCACAGGAACACCCTTACCTGGACATCTAGTAATGTTCCAGTATGGAGCAAAAACTGCTGAAAAATTGAGGTTTTATGATAGAAATCCGTTATGTTATATTATTGCATCTCAAGGACCAGCATTTTGGGGTGTAAACCTTCATTATTATGCTCCAGATGAAAGAGAAATGATTATGGAATGGATAGATGAGGCAGATCCTACAGAACTACCTAGAGGATACCATAAATACCTAAAATCCTACGTTGATACACTATTCTTGGATATAGCAATGGAAGAATGGGAAACTGCCTTTAACTTACCTATTGAAGAGTTCGTAAGAGATCTCGGAAGTATTGAGATCAATGTCAGCAAACAGAGGGTGTGGAAATGACTATTGAAACTGTAGAAAAGGTAGATTATACTGATAAATCGGTATATTATCCAACTAGAAATACTGAAAGTAAGACCGTAACCTATAAAATAGGTGGTAAAACTTATAATGAGGTAATAAATTTAAAAAATAATGGAAATTTCCTAAACACAGAATCCATTTATGAAAGTGGAACTGCTAGAGCAGATGGAGGAATTCCTATTACTATAATAGATCCAAATGAAGCAAATGGTGTTTACTCACAAATTCATAATAATCCTGCTAGAACAAATGCTTTATCAGAAGCTTATTCGGAAGTAGAAGAACAATCAAAGAATTTTGGAAAATACGATAAATTTGTAAACTATGCCAATGAGTCTAATATGACTGGCATAGTAGACGGAACCAGTTCAATAGATGCAACTGTAATTGATAGTGAATCTTACGATACTCATTTAGAGTGGCAACAAAATGCTACAAATCTTGCAAATAATTCCAATACTGCTGCATCAGAAACACTGACACCTAGCAAGCCAACAAAGAATGCAAAGATGTCACTACAAGGCATGAATATGCAGTATCCTAAGGATGCATTATATGAGACTGGACAAGATTATTTGTTTATTGAAGGATTCGAATATGGACCTCCTCAAGCAAAAAATGAAATCGGTAAAAGGTCAGAAAGTACTAAGAACTGGTATGGCGGAGAGAAGAAAGGAAGTTATCTTGAAGGAGCAAAACAAAATTCAGGAAATGTAGCAATTAGTGGTTTATCTAGAGGAACTAATCTAAGGAAACCAAAAGGATCAGTCAAATTACCAATACCAAATGGTTTGAATGTTAGTACTGGTGTTGGATGGGGCCAAGGTAACGCAAACGCAGTTGAAGCTGGAGCATTCTTCCAAGCATTTGGATCAGCACAAGATCTAATTACAGGTGGTAAAAATGTTGCAGAGATTATTCAGGACAACTTCCAAGCAGCAGGTGGTTTATTAGATGGGTTGAAAGCAGATGCAAACAAAGAGGGT